GGTGATCCTGCTGCTGGCAGACACACACTCGATATCTACAGAGAGTTTCGCCGACTCAACCACAACATTGTGCTAGGCATGAACACCAATGGTGCTCTTCAAAACACCCTGTGGTGGCACGAACTGGGCGCTATGTTTAATCAGCCACGAGATTATGTGGTATTCAGCATTGACGGACTAGAAGACACCAATGATGTCTATAGAAAGAATGTCAACTGGAACAAACTCATGGCCAATGCCAAGGCTTATATTTCGGCAGGCGGATCAGCACACTGGGACATGCTGGTGTACCGTCACAATCAACATCAAGTTGATGAGTGCGAGCAGCTGGCACGTGACATGGGATTCACTTGGTTCCGTGCCAAAGTTTCAAAACGTGGTTTTACAGATCGGCTGGAACAGCCCATTGGTTGGACTGTTCCGGGTCGTGTCAGTTCAGCAATAGATTGTCACGCATTAAAGGAACAAAGCACGTTTATTGATGCATGTGGACGGATAAGTCCGTGCTGTTGGATAGGCGGAAGACAAAAAGATTTTATAACCAATCTTGAAACATTACAGACCTCTTGGGCCAGTGATCGACCAAATACTACATGTGTATCCACATGTGGTACCACGCGAACTGGCACTAACTTTAGTAATCAATGGCAAAGAGAAACACAACTATGTTAGCCACTTGGCATTTTCACATTGAAGTTAGCAGCAAGTGTACATTAAAGTGTCCTAGATGCGCTAGGCAAGAAGTGCCCAACGGTCTTAAAAATACAGAATTAACATTGGATTTCTTTAGAAAAAACTTTACACCCGAGTTTGTAAAGTCAAATGTTGAACGTATTACTTTTTGTGGCGACGACGGTGATCCCATTTATGCGCACGATTTAATTCCTATTATCAGATATATAAAAGATATAAAACCAGTTAAGTTTGTTATTGTTACCAACGGAAGCTATAAGAAACCTGAATGGTGGAGTGAGTTAGGCACTTTGTTAGACAGTCAAGACAGTGTTCATTTCAGTATTGACGGCTACGATCATGACAGCAACAATCAGTATCGTGTAAACAGCGATTGGGATAGTATCATCAACGGAATCAGAGCGTTGAGATCCGCCAGCAAATGTGAAATAGTATGGGCTGCAATTGCTTTTTCATTCAATGAAGACTTTCTTGATAACATGCAATCACAGGCAGTTGAGCTGGGCTGTGACAGGTTTCAAATTACAAAAAGCACTAAATTTGGCAGCATATATCCAACTTATGGTGTGTATGATGCACTGGAACCAAGCGTAAAGTGGCAAAGCACTACCAAGAGATTTGAAAGAGAAAATCGAGCGTTAACAGATCGCGGAGCACAGAGAGACAGTAGTATAATCAGTGTGCAGCGATACAACACAGTCAAGGATATGTCGCCCGTTGTGCCATTGTGTGCCATTGGAAACAAAGGACTGTATATAGACGCTCAGGGAAGATTGTTTCCCTGTTGTTGGGTGGCCAACAGATACACACACAATGCCGAATGGCAAGAAATCAGCAAAAAATTTAATTTAAACAACATTTCATTGGAACAGGCACTGGCAGATTCTTTTTGGACTACAGAATTTCAGACGTTTGAGTGGCACGAATGTAAAACTAAATGTCATTCTTCTGTGGTAAATCAAGAATATGCATCATCATGGTAACATAAGATAAATTAAAGTACAACATTATGGATTTAAAGCAAAAACAACATGACATGGTTATTCGAAGGCACTGAAGTTGAGAATCTACCCGAAGATTGTGTTGGATTTGTATACATTATTACAAACAAGCTATCAGGCCGAAAATACATAGGCAAAAAACTAGCTAAATTTTCAAAAACATCTACTAAAACAGTAAAACTTAAAAACGGTACAAAGAAAAAGAAAAAAGTCCGCAGCAAAGTGGACAGTGACTGGCAAATTTATTATGGCTCAAGCCCCGAACTACTCAAAGATGTAGAATCATTGGGTACAGAAAATTTCACTCGTGAAATCCTGTACTACTGCCGATCCAAAGCAGAATGCAGCTACGTTGAAGCTAGAGAACAGTTTTTAAGGCGTGTTTTAGAATCAACAGATTATTACAACGGCATCATCAATTGCCGTATCCATGGCTCCCACATTTTAAACAAATTAAGCAGTTAAGACTCGCACAGGTCAATCACGTGTGCCGAACAGAAGACACCTGGATCCAGGATCGCAGGGAACCGAAGCCTCGCCGCTGCCGCGAGCACTCAATCACTATCCTTGACAGGACGACGATCGCTTAACACCTGCGATTTGATTGTTTGAATAGAATTTTTAAAAGGGAAAAAGACGTAGCAGTGATGCTACACGATCAGTATATGTGTTAGCGTATGTATATTGACCCGCCGTTGTTATAAAGACGCAACTCGAGGTACCGGACAACCGCCTCTGTAATTGTTGTAACGCTAAGTGACTTGCCGAACTCGGATGAAGTTTCTTTGCCCTGTGCGGGCAAAGTGTGACCATTAAATCTGGATGAATACTTAAGTCGCTTCGCTCTAAGAAATAAAAAAAATATATCACTGAGTGTAACGTAGTGGAACGAAAGTGATAGATGTGCTACGCACATCTTAAAAGAATGGCAATCTAGTTTCTTTAGTAGTTTCTAAATTCTCTTCGATAATTTGATTGACAATTTCACGATCTTGATAACCCATAATCATTGCTTCGTCATAGGTTAATCCACCACGCATATACCAGCACATTTTGAGGATTGTTTTCTTAAGGGCTTTTGAATCTTTTTCGTAACTGTCGAGTAACTCAACAATTTCCTCAGTTTTTAACATCAAAAGCCTTAGCCGAAAAAATTTGATAGCTCGAATACCAATGGTGCTTTGTATTCTTTTTTGCAGTTATCGTTGTCACAGGCTACATCTAGTTCCTTGATGGGATTGGCACTGCCCAGCTTTTCCAAATGATCTTTGATGCTATTCCACATAGTTTTGTCACAATTGTGAAAGAAGTCCACAATGTGTCCGGGATCAACGATGGTGTCGCCGTCACTGGTTTTGATTGCAGCAACATTGTCTGCAATTTTGTTTACAGTCATGTCCAGCAGTTTCTTAAACATCACTGTGAACTGGTTTTCTTTTTCTTCGTCGGAAATGCTGTCATTGGCAATTGATTGTATCAAACGCTGTTCTTCAAAATTACGCATACTGTTGGCATTGTAAGTTTTGAATGTTTCGGATTTGAAATAAAATTCAAGTGCACCAACTCTAAGAGTAGTGTCAAAATCGGGGCAGCTGACTAGACTCATGATCATTCCAAGATCAGCAGTGTGTTCGTTTTTGTATTGGCAGTGTGGACATACACTGACATAATCCATTTTATTACCATAAGTTGCTTGTCTAATAGATATCAGCACAGCATCTAGATCCACCACAGGCATATCCCATGCGTTTTTTATGTCAGGGATACAACTGTGAATCACATCAACTGTGCTTTGCCCATTAAGCAACGCATCAGGTGTTTTGATAGCTAACTCATCCCGGGCAGTCATAGAATACACCGGCAGTTCCCCAGTGGGCGGTATTGACACTGACCCCGCGGTCCACCATCTACCTTTGCTGGGCAACTGAATGTAAAGTTGTGGTTGTCTAAAGTGTTTTTGTAACGGATTACTGCTTTGAATTGGCATGTTTGATCACCATAAATAATATACTAGTACTTATCTGGACAAATACCTGGATTTTTAAATATGGCAGACATTGACCCAATCGCAATGCAAGAAGCATTAAACGAATTAGCAACAAAATTCGGGATGACCAGTGCGCAAGCAAATAGTGTTATTAGCAGTTTAAATCAACTCAGCGCACGATCAAATTTGGCAGCAGGAGCAGCCACTGGCCAGGCCGGTGCATTATCAGGGTCTACAACAAAACTGTATGCTTTTCAAAATGCATTATCGTCTTTGGGCGATGTGATGTCTTCAGCAGTTAAAACATTTGTACGAGTGCCCTATGACATGGCAAACACATCGGATGCCTATGATGGTGCCAGTGCAGCGATCAACAGATACACTGAAGTTTTGGATCAAGTAGGAAAAGCCCTGCAGACCACAGGCACAGCACTGCTAATAACTTTGCCTGGTTTAAACGTAGCATTTAACGCATTATCTGAAGTCATTGGTGGTGTAGTTGGCATTGGCAAAGAGCAACTGGCCAACCAAATGTCTCAAATGCAGAAATTGACCAATGTGATGCAAGGACTATCTGCTGCAGGTGTTACATTTGGACATGACTTTCAAGCAGCAAGACAAGCAGCATCTGCAGCAGGCTTGAGCCTTGACACCTTCAGCAGATCATTGATTCAAAACGCTGACAAGTATGCACAACTAGGTAGCGGCATCTTGCTGGCCGGCGTGCAAATTGGTAAAACAGTCAATAATTTTGATGATGGCGTGCTGACCATGTTGGGCGGATTTGAAGGCGCCACTGAAGCAGTAGCAGATTATATGGTCACTCAACAACAACTGGGAATCAATGCTTTTACCAATCAACAGCAGCTTTTGGCCAGTAGCCAGTCTTATCTTGCTTCGCAAAAAGAACTACAGTACATAACTGGCAAATCGATCAAGCAGCAAAACGATGAGCTAGCACGTAGAGCCAATCAAGCGGCCTATCAATCCATGGTGGCCAAAATGACAGTTGATGAACGCAAAAACTTTAATGTAGCATTGCAACAACTACCACCTATGTTGCAAGAAGCATTTGTTGACATGACCATGGCAGCAAAAACGGGACAAACAGCAATCAATAGAACAACCTTGGCTTTACAGGCAATGAATCCTGAAGTAGTTAAAACACTGCAAGGGTTAGTAACAGATCTCAATGTAGATCCTGAAGTTTTTTTAAAAAATACAGCTGAAAGCATGGGTGCTGTGGTGACTCAGACTCAGGATGCTGCAAAAAATATGAATGATATATTTTACATGATGGCTGCTAGACCCGAGGCATTTTCAAATGCACAGGTGTTCAAAGTGTTTGAAACCAGTGTGGCAGAAGTGGGACAAGCAAGCGGTAAATTGTCAGGAGCAGTTGTAGCCACAGCAGAAGCAATAGCTCAAGTCAAAGCAACATTGATGGATATTGCAGATTACGGTAAAATTTTTGTTGGCCTACAACGCAGTCTTGAAAACACAAAAAACACTGTGGAAGGTATCACAGTTGAGTTATTTAGACCCACAGCAGAATTGATCAAATACACCTACACAGTGGCTCAAGCACAAGCTGAAATTTTACGAACAACACTGTCATCTATATTAGAACTACTGCCCAGAGACGTACAACCAAGAGAAATTGACAAAAATCGTTATCCGTTGGCACCTCCGCGTTCTGCACCACCAATACCAACTGAACCTCCTGCTGCACCTCTGCCACGACCACAAGCCGAACCACCAGCTGCAACAACACCAGCAGCCCCAGTTTCACAAGCGCCTGCAGTTAATGAAACACAGGCCGCAGCAGGTAATCGACCGTCAGCTGAATTTACACCAATGGTGTTGGCATTAGCAAATATGTACGACGAGGAACGTAGACAAACAGATCTGCTGAATAGAATCCATAATGCGCTAGCTTAACCTTAGGTAAATAAGCTACGAAAGAACATTTAACATGGCCTGGAAAAAATACTTTAGAACCGCAAACGTAGCTGGAGCACTAAGCCCAATTTCGGGCAGCATTGCTCCGGGCAACAACCAACCTAGCTATAGAAATTTCCAAAGTAATCTACCAGAAGTGTATATTGGGCATCCAAACCGTATTGAACGATACAATCAGTACGAGCAAATGGACATGGACAGTGAAGTCAATGCTGCACTAGACATTTTGGCAGAGTTTAGCACACAGCAAAACGAAGAAAACGGCACAGCATTTAAGCTATACTGGAAAGAAAAACCCACAGACAGTGAAGTTAAAATTATTTCCGAACAATTGACCCAGTGGACAAGTTTAAATGAATTAAACAAACGAATTTTTAAAATGTTTAGAAACACCATCAAGTATGGTGATCAAGTGTTTATTCGTGATCCTGAAACATTTAAACTGTTTTGGATTGAAATGTCTAAAGTTGTCAAAGTAATTGTCAACGAAGCCGAAGGCAAAAAGCCAGAACAATACATTGTAAAAGATCTAGCACCCAATTTTGAAAATTTAACAGCAACTACTGTAAATGCCAGCGACGTTAGTGTTCAAAGTCCACAGGTTGGCGGATCCAGCGGTGCTTATATACAGCCTGCTAATCCCTACAGCGGCGGTTCAAGATTCAGTCGTGCACAAAATGAAACCACTATAAATTCGGAACATATTGTGCATTTGAGTTTAACTGAAGGGTTAGACTTTAGTTGGCCGTTTGGCAACAGCGTACTAGAAAACGTGTTTAAAGTATTCAAACAAAAAGAATTACTTGAAGATGCCATCATTATCTACCGTGTACAACGTGCCCCAGAACGCCGTGTATTTTACATTGATGTGGGTAACATGCCAAGCCACATGGCCATGAGCTTTGTTGAACGTGTCAAAAACGAAGTGCATCAGCGTAGAATTCCTACGCAGACCGGTGGCGGGCAAAACATGATGGATGCTACTTATAACCCATTGAGCACCAACGAAGACTTCTTCTTCCCTCAAACTGCCGAAGGCAGAGGTAGCAAAGTTGAAATTTTACCCGGTGGACAAAACTTAGGGGAAATTACAGATTTACACTTCTTTACCAATAAGTTATTCCGCGGTTTACGTATTCCTGCTAGCTATTTGCCCACTGGCTTAGACGATGGTACCAGCAACAGCAACACATTCAGCGACGGTAGAGTAGGAACAGCTCTTATTCAAGAATGGCGTTTCAATCAATATTGTATGCGTTTGCAGCGTATGATAGCAGAAAAACTGGATCAAGAATTTAAAATTTTCTTACGTTGGCGCGGTATCAACATTGACAGCAATCTGTTTGATTTAAAATTCAATGAACCGCAAAACTTTGCTAGTTACCGTCAAGCCGAAGTTGATCAAGCAAGAATCACATCATTTACCCAACTTGAACAGTATCCTTATCTAAGTAAGCGTTTCTTATTAACTAGATACTTGGGATTGACTCAAGAAGAACTACAAGAAAACGAAGAAATGTGGAGAGAAGAACAAGGTGATGCCAAAGAAGCGCCGCCCGAAGCTGCAGGATTACGTAGTGTAGGTATCAGTCCGGGATCATTGGAAAGTGATCTAGGATCAACTGATCAATTTGGTGCTGCCCCTGTACCGGGCGTAGGAGCTGAAGTAGCCCCTGCCGCTGGTGCTGCTCCAGCTGGTGGTGCAGCCCCTGCTGCCGGAATTTGATAATTTTGAGTAAATAACAATATGCAACTTTTGGAATTATATAACACTATCCCTGACGGTTTTAGGTCTGAAAAAGATGACCAAACAGTTGCGCATGCGTCTGACACTAGAAAAACAAGATTAACATTAGATAGAATCAATAAACTCAGAATGATGAACGACACACGCAAATTAGAACACGAACAAAAATTAGAAAAAATTAGCACACAATATAAGGCTCCTGCAGCAGGTGCAGGCGTTTTAGGTTAAAATTCTTCGAAATTCGTTAAAATCCGCCGTTAAAACGCGGATTTTTTTTACGAATCGTAAATAACTATATAGAATTTTAACATTGGTTTTTATAAGGAACAAAGCAATGACCAAATACGAACAATTAATCGAGTTCATTATCAATGAACAAGAAGACAAAGCCCGCGAACTATTCCACCAAATTGTTGTGGAAAAAAGCCGCGATATCTACGAAAGTCTAGTAGACGAAGAAGACCTAGGCGAAGTAGGCGGCAATGCCGTTGAAGACATGGTTGACGAAATCACCATGGACGAAGAAGGCATGGCCGAAGGTGAGGGCGAAGACGAAATGGAAGTTTCGTTTGACGACAACGAAGGCGACGATGTAGCTATGGACATGGATACCGACGGTGACATGGGCATGGATATGGAACCAGAAGGTGATGTCGAAGATCGCGTAATGGATCTTGAAGACGCACTAGACGACCTAAAAGCACAATTTGACGCATTGATGTCTCAAGAAAAAGGTGAGACAGATGATGCTGGTCTAGGTGACGAAGACATGGGCGGCAACGAAGAAGATCTAGCCGAAGCAGAAGACAAAGATGATGAATCTGAAGAAGACAAAGAAGCCAAAGACGTTTCTGAATCTAAATCTGCTCGTAAAATGACAGAAGCTGAATGGATTCGTGAATACGTTGAGAAAATTTCTGCTCCAAGCAACACCGAAGGCGCTGACAACAAGTCTAGCGTGGTTGCTGGTAAAAACGACATGGGCGGCACTGCAAAGAACACTGCTCAAGGCGGAACAGAAGCTGATCCTACTGGACCAAAGAATCCTAGCAATGCTTACACCAAAGGTCAGAGCAAGCTAAAAGGTGCTGGAAGTTTTGAAAACGTTCCTGGCGCCAATGCTGGCAAAGCATTTGCTAAAAAAGCAGCCCCTGCAAAAGGTGAAGCTGCTGGTACAAACACAAAAAGTATCGAAGGTTAATCTACTGTGCGTGGTTTAATACAGGAACACTTATCGTTTGACAATGCTAGAATGGAAGTTCTAGCAGAGTCCGGTGCTGACGGCAAGGGTAAGAACCTGTACATGAAAGGTATTTTCATTCAAGGCGGGGTAAAAAATGCTAATCAGCGTGTTTACCCTGTTCAGGAAATAACCGAAGCCGTAGATGCAATTAATAAACAAATCCGCGAAGGTTATAGCGTATTAGGCGAACTAGACCATCCCGATGATTTAAAAATTAACCTAGACCGCGTTTGCCATATGATCACCGACATGTGGATGGACGGACCAAACGGTTTTGGTAAATTAAAGATTCTTCCAACCCCAATGGGCCAACTTGTAACAACAATGTTGGAATCGGGAGTGAAGTTAGGCGTGTCTAGCCGAGGTAGCGGCAACGTTAACGAAAGTTCTGGACACGTTAGTGATTTTGAAATAGTCACAGTTGATATTGTTGCACAACCAAGTGCTCCAAATGCATATCCCAAGGCCGTTTACGAAGGGCTAATGAATATGCGTCATGGACACAAAGTTCTCGAGATGGCAAAAGATGCCGGTGCAAATCAAAAAGTACAAAAGTATCTGCAAGAAGAAGTAAAACGCTTCATCAGAGACTTAAAAATTTAAGGAGAAATGATCCATGTTTGATGCTATCAAGCCATTAGTAGACAGTGGTATCATTAACGAAGAAACCAAGACCGCTATCAGCGAAGCTTGGAATGCTAAGTTAAATGAAGCACGTGAACAGCTTCGCGCAGAAATTCGCGAAGAGTTTTCTACACGCTACGAACACGATAAAAGTGTAATGGTCGAAGCTCTAGACAAGATGGTCACAGAAAGTCTCCAAGCAGAACTATCTGAGTTCGCAGAAGAAAAGCAACAACTAGCTGCTGATCGCGTACGATTCAACAATCGTATGAAAGAAAGCGTTGGTAAATTTGATCAATTCCTAGTTTCTAAACTAGCTGAAGAAATCAATGAGTTGCGTGAAGATCGTAAAACAAGCCAAGATGCTACACAGCGTCTAGAGCAGTTTGTGATCAAAGCTCTAGCTGAAGAAATCAAAGAGTTCGCGAAAGACAAACAAGACGTAGTAGAAACCAAAGTCCGTTTAGTAGCCGAAGCTAAATCTAAATTAGCTGAACTACAAGCAGCTTTTGTTGCCAAATCTGCTGCACTTGTTAAAGAATCTGTAGCTAATAAACTAGAGTCAGAATTGACTCAACTAAAAGAAGACATCCAAATTGCTCGTGAGAATAATTTTGGTCGTCGTCTGTTTGAAGCTTTCGCAGGCGAGTTTGCTATTACTCATCTAAATGAGAATAAAGAAATCGCTAAACTTCGTAAAGAAGTTGAAGCACGTGATGCAATGGTTGCTGAAGCCAAATCAGTTGCTTCTGAAAAAGCTGCTTTAGTTGAATCTAAAGACCGCGAAATTCGCATTATTAAAGAAAGTCAAGAGCGCCAGCAAACTCTCAATGAGTTAATGAAGCCCTTGAATAAGGAAAAGCAAGTAGTTATGAGCCAACTACTTGAATCTGTGCAGACCGAAAAATTGAAGTCTGCATTTGAAAAGTATCTACCAGCTGTTCTTAACAACGGTGCTGCACCAAAGGCTGAAAAGCCTGCAATGCTAGCAGAAAGTCGTAAAGAAATTACCGGTGATAAATCTGCTAAGGTCAGCGTAGAAATCGACAATAATAATGTTGTTGAAATTAAACGTTTAGCAGGGCTAAAGTGAAACCCTAAATAAGGAAAGAAACAAAATGACACAAGCACTATTAGAAGGCCGTTGGGGCGAAACAAAAGATGCCCTGCTAGAAGGTCTAAACGGTTCTAAGAGAACCACAATGGGTGTTATCCTTGAGAACACTCGCAAGCACTTAGCTGAAGCTGCTACAGCTGGCGCTACATCTGCAGGTAACGTAGCTACACTTAACCGTGTTATTCTACCAGTTATCCGCCGTGTTATGCCTACAGTTATTGCTAACGAAATCGTTGGTGTTCAACCAATGACTGGACCTGTTGCACAGATCCACACTCTACGTGTTCGTTATGCTGAAACTGCTACAAGCACCGCTTCTGCTCCATTCGACACCGACGTTACTGCTGGTGATGAAGCACTAAGTCCATTCAAGATTGCTACAGCTTACTCTGGTAGTTTGACTACTGGTCGTGCTGCTGCTACAAACGCTTTAGAAGGTACTCCAGGTCGTAAGATCAACGTACAGATCTTGAAGCAAGTTGTTGAAGCTAAGACACGTAAGTTAAGCGCTCGCTGGACATTCGAAGCTGCGCAAGATGCACAATCTATGCACGGTCTAGATATCGAAGCCGAAATCATGGCTGCTCTAGCACAAGAAATTACTGTTGAAATTGACCAAGAAGTACTAGGTTCCCTACGTAGCTTGGCTGCTACAGACTTCACATACGATCAAGCTGCTGTATCTGGTACAGCCACATTCGTTGGTGACGAACACGCTGCTCTAGCTGTTCTAATCAACCGTTCTGCTAACTTGATCGCTCAGCGTACACGTCGTGGCGCTGGTAACTGGGCTGTTGTTTCTCCAGCTGCATTGACTGTTCTACAGTCTGCTACAACTTCTGCTTTTGCACGTACCACAGAAGGTACTTTCGAAGCTCCTACCAACACCAAGTTTGTTGGTACACTGAACGGCGCAATGCGCATTTATGTTGACAGCTATGCCAGCGATTCTACTGCTGTTCTAGTTGGATACAAAGGTTCTTCTG